CCAGTTTGTCTTACTAAACCCTCTAACCCAAAAGCAGTGTCAACTATGGTTTTTGATTCTTGATTGCTAGAATATTCTTTTTTAAACTCAGCAACTTCCATGCACTCTGATAGAGACTTTGATACACCAAGCACTGGTGGAGGAACCAGTTTTGCTACCCTATCTCCAGTAATAAATTCATGACCTAAAGCTCTTGCAGCATCTCTAATTGATTGTCTGGCACCAGTTCTATTGAATGTACAAATGTGTGCAACATGGTCTTCGCCATATTTATTTCTTGCATACTCTATGACTCTATCTCTATGTCTATCATCGAAGTCAAGGTCGATGTCCGGCATCGATTTTCTTCCTTCTACTAAAAATCTTTCAAACATCAAACCAAATCTAATTGGATCAAGATTTGTAATATCAAAAGCGTAAGACAGAACGCTTCCTGCAGCAGAACCTCTACCCCAACCTACTCTGATATCGTTCTCTTTAGCCCACCTAACGAGGTCAGATACAACCAAGAAGTATTCAGGAAAGCCCATCTCTTTAACGACTCGCAGCTCATGATTGGCTCTGTCTAATATATGATTAGGTAGCGGATCTCCATACTTCTTCTTTAGGCCTTCCCAAGCAAGTCTTTCAAAGTATGTTGTTGAATCTTCGGTTGTTGGTATCGGGAAATTTGGAAAGTGCATTTCTCCAAATTCTAAATTAACTTCAATCATGTCGTTTACATGCATTGTATTCTTAAGAAGTTCGTCAGAAAAAATAGAAGCCATTTCATCATATGACTGTAAATAAAACTGATCGCCAGAAAAAGAAAACCTATTAGGCGTATGTATATTTGAGTTTGTTGCTACACAGAGCATTATGTCATGTGCATTTGCGTCATGCTGATGCACATAATGGCAATCACCGGATGGAACAACCTTTGCGCCAATATAATTAGCCAGCTTAATTAGATCAGGTATGATAGTGAGCTGTTCTTCAATGCCATGGTTTTGAATCTCTATGAAATAATTTTCTGCGCCTACAATTTCCTGCATAGATGTTGCGTGCTTTAAGGCGGTGTTATAGTCTTTTCTTAAAAGAGCTTGAGAAACTTCTCCATTAAGACATCCTGATAAAACTATTATTCCATCTGAATGTTGTGATATTAAATCATGATCTATTCTAGGCTTCACATAATACCCCTCAGTGAATGCTCTAGATGACATTTTAATTATATTGTGATATCCAATATTATTTTTTGCTAATATAGTTATATGATATGGACCTCTTTGTTCCCACTCATTCTTTGAGGGACCTGATCTTTCTTCTTCGTCTCTGTCAAACCTACTTTTTCTAGCCTGATAGAATTCAGATCCAAGGATTGGTTTTACCCCTGCTGATTTACCAGCATCGTAAAAGTCTAACCATGAATGTATATTACCATGATCAGTAGTAGCCAACCCAGTCATCCCTAATGACTTAGCTCTTTCTAGGTACTGCTCTACGCTGCCATGCCCGTCTAACATAGAGAATACAGTATGATTATGTAGATTGGTCCAGTTTTTCAACCTAATCCTCTTTTTCTTTTAATTGCTTTTAAGACATTTTCAACGTCACTTCTATAACATACGGTTACAGTTCCTCCACAGTATTTGCAAACAGCAGAATGTCCCTCTTGGGCAAAAACGCTATTGTACATATATTTGTCTGGCTGTTGATTGCCACATTCGGTGCAAACACCTACTGCATCGTCTTCCTTACTCATGATCCTCCTTTCTTGGTGCAGAACTATATGCAAATCTAATTGGTGATGGAGAGGACTTTTCTTGAGTCTCTATAAATCTTCCATTTACTTTTACATATTTATTTCTTTGCTCCAAAGAACACTCTCCGCAGCCAACGCCAACTGAGTTTGCTCTTTCGCAAGTATATGGTCTACCGCCAATAGACATTTGTCTTCTCTTTATCCAATCATTAATATGAGAGGATGATTTAGAAAAATTATAATCTCTACAATGTGAAAGTATCTCATGTAGATATTTAATAGAGTCTTCAGTATATGTAAGTATTGAACACAGGAACAATCTAGCTTCGTGTTCTAGATATCCATCGTCAATTGCTTGTTGATGAAGTCTTTTTACGGCAGAACATTTGTTTAATAAATTATCCTTATTGAATACTTTAGGAGTTTCTTTTAGATCCTTGAAAGCTTTTGCCCCATACTTATTGAAGTATTCTAATGGGTCGTCTTTTCTTTTTTCGTGCTCTTCTATATCATAGGTATATTGCCTATACCACTCATTAGCTTTATAATTAAATTCTTGCTTACACACTTCTAAAGAAGAAGGGCTAGAACTGTATTCCTTAATAGCTTCTATGCCTTTTATGAAAACATTGTCTTGCCCATATGGGTTCAATAGAGTTTTATAGTATCCAGTACTTTGATGTTTTGAGCCAACAAGTCTCCACATTCTTCTAGCATCATATACACTAAAGTCTAAAGTATTTAAACTTAGCTTAGATTTTAAATCATTAGCAATAAATCTATATATCTTAGGAAGACTATTAGATGGATTTATCCCCAGGCAAATTGGCTCACATTCTATGTGAAATCCTTTCTTTCCAGTAAAATAAACCAATACAGAACTCTCTGGTATGTGATGTATTAGGTGATTATACAATTTAACACAATCATCATAAGCATCTGATATAGACTCGCTATCTATATCAAAGTAAAGTGGGCCAAGTCTTATCGCCTCACTTATGTCTATGCTGTTATAGGCAAAGACCGATGTATATATACCGGTGTTGTCATTTGAGCTAGCATACATCGGTATCTCTTCCGCTGTCAGTATAACTGGTTGGCCATTCTTTTTATCTCTAATCACCCTATTGAGTGATGGAACAAATCTAGCTACTTCATAATATTTCCATTGTGAAAGAAACTTATTTTCTTCAACTTCTATTTTCATATAGTGGTATTTTACCAGATTCTTGTTTTGAATTCCACAAAATCATCTTGTTATCTTTTATCATTTCTTCGGAATGAGTTCTATAATACACAGATTCTTCTATAAAATATTCCATCTTTTTTATTGCCGTAAATCGTTTTAATAAACGATCATCAATTTCGTTCATCTTGTTGCGTCTTCCATCTGTCTAAGTTTATATTTTCTCCATCAACAATATAATGAACCTTTGATGCAACATTGTCTGCAAGGTGAACTATCATGTCCATATATGTAATGGGGATAGTCTCTGGCACTGGAGACCATGGCCCTAGGTGGCATCTTACTAGTCTTAAAATTGATTGTACGATGTCCTCGGATATAAAAAGTGTTGAAGATTGTGATTCCGAAGCGTAGTTCTTATCGTCTTCTTGACACTTTTGCACTAGTCTTGCAACCGTATATGGGTGCATTGGATCATAGTGAAAAGAATCCTCTCCTTCAAGTTTAATCCCCTTAGTGACATCATGCAAGATGCAAGCTGCAAAAACTATATCCGTATCCTCTTTAGATAAAGAATATGATTGGCACATTATCTTAGCTGCTCTAACTACTCTCTTTGTATGAAGGACATTCCCACCATAATTGTGCTCATCAGCTGGATGATACTTGCCAGAAAAGCTTGAAGGTATAGACCAAAAACTAGAAGCTCTTAAAAGAATAGCTCTTACGAAAGATTTTATAGACTCATCAAATATGTAATTTATTTCTTCTAAAATTGGTTGAAGTATTTTATCCTCATCCTTTTTTGGTATAACACTGTTGTTCTCTGACAATATTTCATCAAGTATATTATTTGACATTTGTTTGTCCATCCTTTTTTGTGCTGATATTCCATTTAGAACACACTGCATCGTGTGGACACGAAGTGCAATATGAAATCATGCCTCTTCTAGGCAGAAATAACTTATCCTCAAAAAGCGTAGAGCACCACGCATCTACTGTTTCAAGGTCTTCTTTTTTACTTTCAAACTTAGTAAAGTTAGGCTTAGGATTTAACAGGTCGTAGTAACCAAATTCTGTTATGTCTATCTTATTTCCGTACTTACTAAAATAGCTCATGTTCATCACGGCAAAGTCTGTTGAATACAGGTATTGTTTTTTAAACTTTATATTAAAAACCCATTTAACTACATATATTTTTTTATTGTAATAATAAATTAAATCAAACTTGTCGGTTATGGCAACTTTATTATTAACTGGAACTATAAATTCTTCATCAATTGCAATAGGTATAATCCCACTATCTGAAAAGTTTTCTGATATCGCCAATAAAGCTGAAGCAGCTCTGCTAGTAAGGCTTGCATTATTACCATAGAAACTTTCGTGCTGCTCATGAGTTATGTCATATGCAGTGGTTCCCTTTGGGTACCATATCTTCTCCCATCTATTCAATAAAGAAGAATATGATGGAACTGATCCTGATTGTTTTTTATAAAAAAAGAAATTTACGATACTCTTTAAAGCATTCTCATACTTTATATAAGTAAGATCTCTTCCACCTATTTTCTCAGTTAGCTTGTCCACATGCCTATAATCATACAGTCTTCCGCACAATTGATAATCTTTTAATTCTTTAACTGTTAATTTTAACATAACTTCCTAAATAACGCTCATTGAATCAACTATATCGCTGACATCAAAATCTGAATCTTGGTTATAGCTTTCTTGGGTGATTGCTTCATATTCTTCATATGTTTTTCTTTCGTCTACATATTTCACTAAAGGAGAATCATATACAAAAGTAGATCCCGTAATTCTATTCTTTGGTATCTGCAGCTGCATCACATTTTCATCTTCTGAATCATCACCGCTAACTAGCTTTTTATCTGTAATGAATATTGTAACGGCACACTTTTGTTGTATAGCTAATGAGCCACCAGTGTCAGACTGTTGAACTACTTCTCTTTTTTCTTTCATTCTATTTGAGTTTTCTTGGGCAGTGATAATTAGAACGCAGTTCATATCTCTAGCTAGCTTCTCTAAGCGAACCATCATTTCTTCAAATTCACCCCAACGAGGTTTTCCTTTTCCACCTTTGGTAAACATGGACTGGATAGTATCTATTACAATCACATCTGGGACGCGATCAGCATCTCCCATGATGTCTCTTAGCCATCTTTCTAGGTCTTCAAAATAAGGAGTGTCTGGATCATGTCTAACCATAAACCTATCGCCCCATTGATCTAATTTATCTCTAAAAATTTTAAGATACTTATTTTTTTGTTCTTCATTCCAAGTACCAGACTCTTTATAGACATTCTTGCCAATTATTTGAGTCATCAAGACTCTTTCCCAGTGAGAAATTGCCTCTTCAAAATTTACATATAGAACTCTATATCCGGTGTCTGCCCAGTGATTGATTAAACACTTTGCAAATGTACTCTTTCCTTTTCCTGAACCTGCAATTATAGCATGAACTGCGCCCTTAAAGAATCCGCCCTCATCAGTGTAGCCCATGGCTCTATTTAAAGATTTATATTGTGTGGGCAGAAAGTTTGGTATTTCCAGTAGATCTTCTGCTCTTTTGGATATGTCATTAGCGGTAGTAACATTATCTAAAGGATTATAGTTTAATTCGCCTTCAAGATCTTTGATATCAGAAGTGATTTGAGTTATTCTAGATATGTCTTTTTCATTCTTTTCACCCTTTTGAGTGATCAAGATCTGAAGCTCCTGCAGAGAGTCTAGTTGCTTTCTCTTATTAGCTTTGTGCTTTACAAGCTTAGTGATAGATTCAGGAGTAGATAGATCTATGGACATTAGAATGTCCATCATTACTGTAACGCCAGAGGCTCCACCCAATGCAGAATAGATATCTGTTTCTGAGTCTAACCATACCTTAAAAGCTATAGGGTCTACTATATCTAGCTTCGTCGTATGATGATAAGCAAGGAGAGCTTTATAGAATTCATTTATTCCAGTTTGACCATGTATTGTGCCCACAATATCTTCAGGAAGAAAGGCATCAAAAAAACTTATCGCATCTTTTTCTCTAAGTGAAAGAGCAAATATCTGATACTCAACTGGAAATTCTTTCTCTTTTTGTTCCGTATCTAGTTCAGATTCCATCTTGTTTTCTTTTTTCTTTCATTTTTTTATAATAATCTTTTCTACTTTCAGAGTTCTTTTTCTTTGCCTCTAGGTAGAATTGATTATTTTTTAGTGTTCTTTTTTCAACACGTGCTGGCATATCTGGTGCGCTTTTTATAGCCTGTAACATTCTATCATATACTGACTCTTCTGATAGGTTATCGTTGTATCTAAAAACAATAAGAGCTATACCCAGGTCCTTGCACATCTGCATCTTTTTTACATCTCTTTTTTGCGCTTCTTCAAACTCATATATTGTGTCAAAGAATCTTTGAGTGTAGAAGAAATGCTGTCTACCATGATATTCTGCAGCGAGATTGTACTTTGGGCAGTATACATCTAACCTAAGTTTATCACCTAAGTGATGCTCGTTGACAATTTCTTCTCCTGGTAAAAGTTTTTTCATAACTAGAGTCAAAGCTGTTTGGCCTCTTGACATCTTTTTATTCTTTTCTTTTATCCAAGAAAGACCTAGTTGTTTTATTCTTTTATTTAAATTAGCAACTGATAGTGATAGTTCGGCAGCTATCTGAGTTAAAGATAAATTACTTTCAAACAATAGATCTTTAAGAAACTCATCATCGTCTTGGTGTTCTTCCCATTTTTTCTTCAAGTCCGCCCTCTTTATTTCTATCAAATGCTCGTGCTACAGTCAGTGTTTTTCCAAGGTCTAAGATTGACATCTTTGTTTTTTCCCAAAGCTTAGGAGCTATAGCGGAAGCAAACATTGGACAATCAAGAATGCACATCTGATATTCTCCATCGAACTCAGATACCTGAGCTAGAATCGAGTCTATCTTATCATAAAAGTCATTGTATGGTACCTGTATAAATGCAGAGTCTTTGGAAAAAAACTTTCCAATATTTGATTTATGCTGGAAAGAAATAACTAATACCTTATTGTGTTTAAAATAATACTGCATAAACGTTTTAAATACGTCATAGTCTTCATTGATATAGTTCTCAAGAAAGCATGAGTCATAGAATACTTTGTCTTTTAGGCCAACTTTACTAAGTTTGTCCTGTTGTGAGTAAATAAAGTCAGCTTGTATTCCTGCAATGTATTGTGGATCATTAGAAGTAATGCTTGTAAGTATTGATTGAACAAAATTCTTTGGTGGTTTTTTGTCGCCTTTGATATCCCCAAGTATAGAGAAAAATGAGGATCTTGTATATGATACAAAAGCAAATCTTTTTTTCTTTTCTATAAGGTCTGTTACTTTTATTATAGTTTCTTTAGTGTTGTATGTTTTCATTTTAAATTCCAATTTACTAGTACGGGATTAGGATCTACGATAGACTCAATATGTTGAATGTTATGGAATTCGCCTTTGTCTATGGACATGTATCTTTTATGTTTAATTACCTTATCTTCATCTCTAGCGTAACCAAGATGTTGCATCATTAAACCTGAATGAACCCAGTAGTTTTTTTGTTTTAACCAATCAAATACATAGGTTGGCTCAGAACCACAGGCAAGCTTCTTGTCTAAGAATGTGCCACTATTTTTATATCTAAAAATTCTAGAGCTGTTATTTGGGGCCCATAATTTGTCAACTCTATACTGAGTTTCATTCCACATATGATAGAACCTAACATTAGCGACATCATAAGGATTTGACTGTAAAACTTTTTTAATCTCTACACCATCTTCATGGAATAACATCTCGTCGCAATCAATTGCAATAATCCAGTCGCCTTCTTTGGCTACTGTTTCTAGGTTTTTCCAAGCATTAAGTCTAAGGTGACCCTCATGCTTTTCGAACATTGTTTCACTACTACTAAAAACCTCTGCGTACTTAGAAGCAATCTGTACTGTATTATCTTCTGAACAATCATCAGTAAATACTATCTTATCTACTTGAGTAGATAGTCTTTCAAGTACTTTATCTAAGAATCTTCCCGATTCATTTTTTCCGACCATTTGTGCTATTAACATTTTTCCTCTTTATAAATAAAGTGGAGGGTTAGGAAACCCCAACCCTCCACTTAAGATACTTAATATCAGGCCGTGAACTCTTCTAATTGCTCACGTGCTTCTACTGACGAAATGCGCTCAATTTCTGTTGACTTAAACAGAAGCTCTCCATCTGATCCACGGCGACCCATGGCTACTTTTTGTGCTTCTGTCTTATTGTTGGCCTTGACCAAGCTGGTTGTTGTAACAGCAAAATATTTGAACTTATTGTCTGACATTTTGTTTTCCTTTTATTTATGGCTTTCGCCTGTTAATGTAACGTCTGTAAGTATATCATCGAGCACTTGCGATATCAACTTATGAGCAGTATTATTTTTAGACTATAATTTAGATCTAATAGCTGTAGCAGATATAGATTGAAGTTCAGGAGAAAGATCAACTTTTTCTATTTTGTATCCAACATCTCTACCATAAATTATATTGGTAATGTTTGGAAATTGCAATACAAAAGGATTAGTTTCTTTTGACTCAATAAACTGCTTAACTTCGGGATAAGTAAAAGGATCTTTCTCGGAAGTCTTGTAGCTAGATCTAACACCTATCACAACTTGATTAGTTCTCTTTAATCCCTCGCTCATGAGAGCAGAATGCCCATCATGCCAAGGCTGGTAACGACCAAGTAGCAACGTAGTTGGTTTAGTCCAGTCTACGAGCTTAAATCGATCAATAACAAAGTCAACTTCTTGTTCAATAGTAAGATGTCGCTTTATTCTAATGTCATAATTTATTGGATCTTGCCATATAGCGTTAGTATCTTTATATTGACTTTCATCTATTCTATCTACCCATATAATTTTATCGGCGTGACCAAAAGATTCTCTTGTAGCCTCTGTAGGACATATGAAGTCAACTACGACATCTCTATCTTGATCAGAAATAAGTCTGGCAATAGCCCCAACTCTTCTCGCTTGTTCTATGCGGTCCTCTATAGAGAAGCCAAGATCAGAGCTAAGATCAGCTCTTACCACATCAGCGTTGATGTGGATTGAGTTAGTCTTAGCTGCCAATTGAGTAGCTAGCGCTGTTTTGCCAGCTCCCGGCAAACCTATAATTAATATTATCATAAGATAAACCTATCTTTATTAGTAGTATACAATCCTACAACTCTATCGTAAGAGTTATAAGCTAATTTCATTATATCATTAAACCTAGGGGTCATAAGATATTCTTGCATTTTCATGTCGCGACTAGAATGAGGCTCTACTTTGTAAGGATCTACATATTCTGTAGGAGGTAAAAATTTAGAGATAGATATTGTTAAAGAATTATCTTTATCGCCAACAATAGAATCAAATGGAACAACAAAGATATCTTTAATATTATTATATATAAAATCTGTCATTCTAATATAAAATAAAAAACATTTTTCTATATAATAATAATCATCCTCAGTATAAATATAATCTTTTAAAGGATTTAAAATTCCGTTCACATTATTGTGGACAATAAATTCAGATATATAAGAACTAACACTCTTAAGAGGATCTCTAAAAGTAGAAAATACAAAATGATTATTATTGATTGCCTCTTTAAAGGCTACTTCTTTATGACACAAGGGGAATGGCATAGCAGAATCTGGAAAAGCTAATAGAATCTTTCTTCTAAGGTATCTGTTACCTTGTCTTGGAAAGCCGTCAACAGTGACTTTAAAAGAACCTTCTTTTCTAACTTGAAAATCTATGTCATGTATATAAAGATCATCAGTATCCTCAACCCATACTCCATTAATTTTAGACCATCCACCGGAATCAGGAGCTAAATATTTTTTCATATTTGTACCCTAATTAATTGGATAATGAATAGTTATATATTCTATGGCATCTTCTATGTTTTCTAAAATTTTAGTTGACATATACTTCATGTATGGGCGATCTTTATTTTGATTAGAACACATTACTATCGTTGGCTGATCATGCATTTTAGCCCAGGCCATTTCGTAGTCAGTTCCTATGTACGCACGATCTTCTAACATATACTCAACCAAAAGTATATCAGACTTCTTCTGCATGAAAAGATTTTTTTGCACGATTTCTTCCGGAGACATGTTGTTGCCTTCAGGTATGGAGGTTGGATCCAGCACTTTGTACCCACGCTGAGACAACATAAAGGTCGCTTCTTTTCTCCACCCTTTTGCATAATCGCCAACATAATCCATGGCACCTGCCAAATACACTGTAATACTCATGCTGGCCAATGGTACTCTAGGTTTGATGGCTCGTCAAAATATTTAGAGTAATATTCATAATCTTTTCTAAGAAGATTAGATCTATGAGATCTATGAAATACATCTTCGCCAAACCAAGAAGGGTATATTATTGAAGAATGATCTACGTCTTCAAACTTCATATTATTTTTATAACCTCTATCTATCCATTCAAGAATAGTATAGTTTTGATACAACTTTAAAGCTTCTTCATATCCAGTCCACATTCTTGTAACTGGATGATTGCGCCAACCCTTAGTGGGGGTTCTTTCCATCAATATGTTAAGGACCTGGAATGTTTCTACTCTTTGTTTGCCCAACCGACGGTAGTCTAAAACCTTTACTGATTGCACAAAATCAGGATATGGTAAAAATGTTTGCATTACTTTTCTTTCTTGAATTCCTGGAATGTCTTGTCGCCTACACCAAAGTATTCTCTAGCTAAGCCAGCAGAAACTATGTCTGTATTTAGACAAGCTCCTGCTTCATTCCATACTCTAGCAAGTATTCTTCCATATTTCTCGTTCTTATCAATAATTGTTTCTATTTTAATCTTATGACCAGCAGCAGTAATCCACTGATCTGTAAATTCTTTAGCGGCCAAGCCCATTTTCTTTTCTTCCAGATTGGTAGTGCGACTCTCTGGAGTATTAATTCCGTATAGTCTTACCCTACCTTTTCTAAAGGTATCGAATCCTAGGTCAATAAGAATATCAAATGTATCTCCATCAACTATTTTTTTAACTTCTGCGTTATATATCCAAGGGTTTAATTTATCTGTCATTTTAATCTCTTTCTATTCCTATGTGATCACATGCTTTTCTAAAAATTTCTCTACTTATAGGGAAGTACTTGTCTGCGTGACTAATTCCTTCTCCTGGCTTTGGCGTTGATGCATGCCAACTATGGCCAATCGATATCGACCCATCGTATACTACGTTATAACCTAGGTGTCTTGCAAAGTAAGAGCACCAAGTTTCTTCATAGTAGTGTGGCGTTGGCAGGAAAGCTCCTATTGCATCAGGGTATAGTTCTCGATACTTTTTATTATTAGTCATATCATCCCATACATCTCTTCTTACGAAGTAAGCAGATCCCGATACTGTAACGCAATCAATCTGATCTTTATAGAGAGAGTCTTGCGGATCATGCTCTCGCCAGCCTCTATGCTTAGGCTGCGTGTTGGTTCCAACTATTCCTGCATGAGTTATATAACCATACTCGTCTCTTTGCTTTGGTCCAAGTATATGAATGTTTGGATTATTGGCAAATGCTTTTTCTATATTTAAACAGTCTTCGCTGGTCATCCAAACATCACCATTCAATACTCCAACTATCTCTGAGCTACTCTTAGAAGCCATGTAGTTAATTGCAGAGGAATAACCTATATTCTTTCTTAGGAAAGTTCTATCGATTAGATAGCGTTCCTCGTTCTCTCTTAACCAAGGAACAAAGTCATCTGTAGAATCATTGTCCATGATATAAAGGTTCCAGTTTTTTACGAGCGCACCATTTGGATTATAGACGTCTGAGTGTAGAGTATCCAAAAATCTCTGCAACAGTTTTCTTGTATTATAATTTACAACACATAAATCAATCATGAGTTTCCCCCAATACCATTTCTCTATGAGCTTTAGAAATAAGCGTTAAGTTAAACGCTTCTTCATAGTTTGCTCCAGAATTTATTAAAGAAACAAATTCTTGTTTAGCACCGTCTAGGTCATAGAGACAAAATTCCTGAAGTCTATTTAGGTACTGCATCCAATTAACTTCATCTTTTTGTAAAGACTTTTTTCTAAATGATACGTTAGCTAATAAAGCCCCTATCAAAAAAGAAACTATAACTGTCTTTGTATACTTACCATTTTTCATCTGCATAATCTTCTTCCGGACTAAAATATGTTTCTCTGACGTGCAATCTAATCTCATCTGCTATCTGCAGCCAAGATCTTTTTTCTTCTTTATCTACAGAATTTTTAGCCATAGAATCATACATGGAAATTATATGATCAAATCTCTCCATGTCAGCAACATATACTGCTTGCCCTGGAAGTACTTTTACATTAACTTTTTTCTTTGTATTTAATTTTTTACTCATCACTTTGCTTCTTGCTCTTTATTTCTGCGCCCATTACCTCTTCTTGTGGAACTGGATAAACACAAAGGTTATTTTTATCCGGCTCAAATGTAATGAACAACACTTTTTTATGCTTTAGAGAATACCCTTCTGGTGGTGGCGATTCTAGTGCAATCTTCTTTGAGGCGCAACCAAATACTTGGCTCAACCCCTCATATGTAACAATATAATTTAATTTTCCAGCTGCCATTTTTCTATTCCATTTAAAGATACTCCACACTTCTGCAGAAAATTATAAACGTTATCCCAATCTTTATACTCAGAGTTTACTAGATAGTATACTTCTTTTACTGTACTGTTGGCTATCATTTTAGCACATGTGAAGCATGGGGGTCCATTGACAAACATCTTTTTTGGACTTGAACTGTAATCGCAATGAAGAAGAGCATTTTGCTCTGCGTGAATTGCTATACAGTTATCATAATTCGATCCAGCTTGTGAATTATCGCTCAGTCTAGGACACCCACCGTCTTTACAGTGATCAAAACCGCTTGGCCCACCATTGTAACCTACACTAACAATATGATTATTGTCATCTATTAAGACTGCTGCGTATTGTTTTTTTGCACATGTAGAAAAAATCTTAGCTGTTTCAATACACAGTTGCATATACTTTTTATCTTTTGCACCATAAGACATATCAAGTAATCCTATTGATTATTTAATATCATAATGATATCTATTGTCGTCAGATGTTTTCCACTTATTTGCATCTTCGACATCCCATTTTCTAGTATTAACAAACCTATCAATAAGATTTCCTTCTTTAGTTGTAAAGGATGGATCGAATAATCTAACTCTATTATTTGGCTGTATTGCATAGTTCCCATCGTCTCTAAGCATGACGTGACCGCATTTGTGCTGACCAGGGTTTGTGCTGAACCCAAGGTTTATGGTGTTATCATCAGGAGCATGCCAGTCAAGAGTGAATAGATACTTTGTATCAACAAACTCACCAGACCTACTTACATACTTCATTCTCATGTTTCTCATTGCTTGGAATTCGGTAACTGCTATGTGTGGACTAAAAGAGTTCCAAAGAACAAGTTCGTGAATATCGACTTCAGGAACACCTGGTCTTTCGCAGAAAGCATTTATTGGCATGCGCCACCAAATGCCACCATCCTCCATTAAGAAGTGAAACAGAGGACTTCTTCCCTGGATGCTTGTTACCCCAAAAATCATGCAAGGAAAATATTTACCATGAGAATCTAACTGATCTCTCAAAAAGTTTCCTCTTACATAACATTCAATCATTGGAACGTTAGCGTTAAGTTCTGGCATTTGTTTATATAACTTTCTTATTAATAAAGTCAGACCATTGACAATATAAGACCACATATAAAAGCTAATGCAATTGATGCACCAAGCATTATGAATCTTGTTCTATTATTCTTTTCAATTTGAGATGCAAATTGTAAGCCACTTGACCAATTAATCAGTACGGCAAAAAGTAGGGAAACAATTATGTTTAATACCATCTTAGTTTAATGTCCCGTCAATAAAGACTTAAAGCTTATCGGGAATAGTGGTTCTACTATTTCCCTTATAGCCTTAGCGTACTCTTGTATTTCAAACTGTGATTCTTCCGCCAGTCTTTGGGACAAGAACAATATGACAGACTGTAGAGAGCATGACCATCTATATACTACATACATAGAATATGCAGGCAAGAATAGTCTAGCTTGCTCTGGCGCTATCCCATTGTCCATAGCCATGTTGTACAAGGCCTCACCCTGCTCTGCGTGTCTAGCTAGGGCGTCTGTCAGCAGAGAGCCCACAAAGGGGTCTGCCAGGCCGTGTGAGCCTTGTTTCTTGTCTTCTGGAGCCAGTCTCCATTCTTCAACTTTTGGAATATAAAACTCAGGATCCATAGTTATATATCTTCTTGAAGATTCGTTCCAAGAATCCATAGTATGGTCTGATCCGACAACATACTTCCAATGCTGGCGAGCAACCATCAAGGGAGCTTTAAATTCTAGTGTGACAAATGCATGTCTAAATGGAGACATATGATTTTCTCTAGCTAAAAAGTCTATAAGTCTTGCATCGCTTTTTGACAGCTCATGTGACTCTTTAGCAAAAGATGCTCTAGCAGCATTTACCACAGATAGGTCACTACCCATTCTATCTACAAGTCTTACATAACCCTTATCTAATACTTCTATAGTCTTATTTTCAACAGACATTTAATTCTGGCCTTCTTCTTCTTCATCTTCATCGTCTTCATTCAACAGATCTAAATCCATTTCATCTAGTATAGCATCTGATTTGGAAGTATGTATGAACAGATCCTCAGAAGCCTGATAGAGATCTGCCATATATTTTTCGGTATCTTCTGAAACAGTAAAGTCTTTTTCAGTATACAGCCTATATATCATTGAGTTAATACATATTAAAGCATCCATTAAAGACTCTTGAACTAGGAGAAGATTTTTAATATCAATTACTTCTTGGTCTTTAGAATCATTTAAACCTTCTATTGAATTAGAAGACATAATTTCTGAAAACATTTTATTAATGTCATCTTCTTCATATTTAGACATTTTTATCCTATCAACTATTATCCTTGATGAATTTTATTTCACAAGCGTCAGTTGTACAATATGCTTCTCCTATTGCATCAGCAGCCATACCAGCATAAACTCCTGTTAGGTCTATGGGGAATAATTTCATTAGACCTTCTTGTTCATACTCTTGCTCTGTTATTTGAGTATAAGGCATCTGCAAGTATGTATCATTGCCCGTAGGTAGGAATGATACTGTTTTTAACTGCCCATCATACATGTGGAGAACGGTGCCCACGTGTTGCTTTTCTGTCTCTGCATTAAAAGATACAGTAACAGATACTGAGTTATCTGACCAGTATCTCTGAGCTGCTGCAGCAAGTGCTATTTTTTCAAATATTGTTACATCTTTTTCAGAACGAACTGAATTAGATTTAATTGGAAAATAAACAACGCTAGTTGTATCTGGCGATTCTGCTGCTGGCTCAACTTTATAATTAGCCATTTTAAACAATGGAAGCATTGGGTCATCATTGGAGAATCTGATGGTTCTATTGAAGTACTTGCCACCTGGTGTCCAATGAACCCCAGGAGACTCTCCAGCTAGAATAGATACTGTGCCTGAAGGTTTAACAGTTGTCATTTTAATTGACTCACGTACGCCTAGCCATTCAGAATAAATATTATCATATCTTTGAAT